AGTTGGCGACCGGCTTGGGTGTGACCCTCGAATATGTGGCACAGCACAATGTCGATAAGCTGCTGGCCCGTTACCCTGACGGGTTCGACAGCGAAAAGAGTATTCACAGAAAGGAGTACGAAAATGCCTGACTGCTTCTCCAAGTCCGAAGTGACTGATTTCATGAACTTCATGAAGCTGCCTGACGGAACCTCTGTTGTTTCCGATGACATGATGGAGTACCTGATGGCTTACGGCTTCTTCACCGCCCCTGCTTCCACCAAGTACCACGGCAATTACGAGGGCGGTCTTCTGAACCACTCCCGCATGGTTACGGAGTACCTTCTGGCGCTCACTCAGGCCAATCATCTGATCTGGCGCAAGGCTCGTTCTCCCTTCATCGTGGGTATGTTCCATGACCTATGTAAGATCGACCAGTACCGCCACCCGGTAACAGGCCACATTGAAGAATTTAATGGTGGGCGCACACCAATCTATGACGAACAGGCGTGGGAGTACAACCCCGACACCCTTCTGAAAGGTCACGGCGATAAGTCCGTCATGCTTCTCTCTCAGTTCTACACACTGACTGATGAAGAAATCATGTGTATCCGCTATCACATGGGCGCTTTCACCGACAAGTCCGAGTGGAATGACTACACCAGAGCAGTCAGCCAGTACCCGAATGTGCTGTGGACACACCAAGCCGATATGCTGGCAAGCCATGTTGCGGGGGTGTGAAGTATGTATATTCCAACAGTTTCTTTCGATTTCGATGGTGTAATTCATTCCTACCGAAGCGGGTGGAAGGGTGCCGCTGTTATCCCCGACCCTCCCGTAGAAGGGATTAAAGAGGTCATTGAACAACTCATAAGCGATGGTTTATGTGTGGTCATCTGTTCTTCTCGTGCGGAGTCCTTTGAGGGGCAGACGGCGATTGCTGAATGGCTGAAACACTACGGGTTCCCGATGGTGCAAATTCAAGCAAGAAAAGTTCCCTCCATCGTTCATGTCGATGACCGTACAATCTGTTTCGATGGCAGAGCAAACCACCTCCACGAACAGATTATCAACTTCAAACCTTGGTATGAAAGGGAGTCTGAAAGTGAAAATCATTGAACCTTCTGTGGAGCTTATCAACGCCCCCGATTATAAGACCCTTCTGACCACCATCGAAGCCGCAGGGCGCACTTGCTATAAGTCCGAGGACAAAATCACGGACGGAAGCGCAGAGAAGTTCGTCCGGGGCATTATCAAGCGAGGTCACGAAGCTGTCATTGAGCATGGCTCTCTTACCGTTCGCTTCATCTGCGACCGGGGCGTGAGCCATGAGATCGTCCGCCACCGTCTGGCGGCGTTCTGTCAGGAGTCCACTCGGTACTGCAACTATGGCAAGGAGGGCTTCGGTGGCGAGATCACCGTTATTCGTCCCTCGACCTTCGCCAAGACCGACTCGACCTACCACATCTGGAAGCGGTCGTGTGAACACGCTGAGGTCGCCTACTTTGATCTGCTGAATGAGGGTTGCACCCCGCAGGAAGCACGGTCTGTCCTGCCGAACAGCTTGAAAACCGAGGTGGTCATGACCGCTGACCTCAGAGAGTGGCGACACTTCTGCCGTATGCGCTGCCCCGTAGCGGCTCACCCCGATATGCGGGTTGTTGCCAATATGCTCCTGACCCTGCTGAAACAGACCTATCCCGTCTTCTTCGAGGACATTGAGGTATGAGGATTAAGAAAGCTGGCGGCAAGGTGTTTGGTGCGGTCTTAACTGCCGCCGAGAGAAAAGCGATGGACATGGAAATCAATCGTCAGATCGTGGAAGCCGACAGGCGCTACGCCGATGACATTGACGCTATGGTGCTTTACACCCTCCATGTTCACCTCGGTTTCGGCAAGAAGCGCCTGCGGAAGTTCTATGACGCTTTCTCTGCCGAGCATGACCGCCTTATCCAGTATTATCAAATGCCGGACGATTACACATGGCTCTGCAAGGAGATGTTGAAGCGTATCGGCGTTGATGTTGAAGCATGGAACCGTGAAAGGAGAGAACCTAATGAAGCTGAAAAGTATTGACGGCAAAGTGCCGTATATCATGGCTGCTGGAAAGGACTTCGTGAAAGATGAAATGTCGCTGGCGGCGGCAGAGCAGATTTGTTCCCGTGGAACGCAGACCGCCAGCAAGCTCTTTCCCGGTTTCCCCATTTGCGTAGATGACAAGTTCTATTTTGCTGGAACCTCGACAAAGCCCAAGTCCAGCAAGTCTAATACCCCTTGCGAGGGCTGAGATTTTCGATCTTCCTGTGGTTCGTCACCATTGTCGCAGTCCTTTGTCTGAAATCACCCACGGTTGAGGTTGAAGAACCTTCTCCCATTGTCGAGGTGGTAGAGGTAGTCACCCCGGAGCCAGAACCGGAGGTGACACCTCAGCCGTGGACAGACGAGGAAGTGATTGTACTGGCGAAAATGCTATGGGGAGAAGCCAGAGGGGTCAGCTATGACGCTGAGAAAGCCGCTTGTGTGTGGTGTGCGCTCAACCGTGTCGATCATGGCTACGGCGACATTATAACGGTCGTGACTACACCCAAACAATTTGTAGGGTACAACGAGGAAAACCCGGTCGATGATGGTTTGATTACTCTCTGTATAGATGTACTGACCCGCTGGTACGCAGAGAGAGAAGGTCAGGTTGAGGTCGGTCGTGTCCTCCCTGCGGATTACTTGTGGTTCTCTGGCGATGGCAAGAGAAATCACTTCCGCAACGCCTACCGTGGCGGTGATAGATGGGATTGGTCTTTACCGAGTCCGTATGAAAGCTGAGGTAAGCCTATGAGCTATTTGAATATACCCGCCGAACTTCGAGGGGAAAAGGCATGGGTCAATGTGTGGGACGGGTCAAAGGTTCCTATGCAGGCCACCGTGAGAAAGGCGGCTTCTTCCTCTAATCCTGATACATGGTCGAATTACATTGACGCTGAACACAATGTCCAGCACGGCTACTATGACGGTCTTGGCTATGTGTTTCACGATACAGGGGTTGTAGGTATCGACATTGACGATGGCTTTACTGATGGGCTTCTAAACCCGCTGGCGGCTGACATTATCGGTCATTGTCAGTCCTACACGGAAAAGTCCCGGAGCGGGAGAGGGGTTCATATTCTCGTTCGTGGTGAGCTGCCCTTCAAGGGTAAGAACAACCGTGCCGCCGTGGAGATTTACAAGAGCAATCGGTACTTCATCATGACCGGAGAGGTTTTGATCTTTTCCGAGATCGTTGAAAACCAGTCAGCGATTGACTATGTGATCGAGAAGTATTTTCCCGACACACCGAAAGAAAGTAGCTCAGGTACGGTCGCCCCTCAGCGTATCTATTCTCCCATCTATCGCCGCCCTGAAAACGGCAAGCTGCATTTGAAGCCTGAATACCCGCCTATCACACCGGGAAGCCGGAACCTCAGCCTGACTTCTCTGGCGGGTCAGCTCCATAACCAAGGATACACCAAAGCAGAAATTTACAAAGAGCTGTTATACGCCAATCAACAGGCTTGCAAGCCGCCGCTCCCTCAGTCCGAGGTCGAGTGGATTGTTAACAGCGTGACCAGATACAGGAGGTAATTATGAAACCTTATCAGCGTGGCGATGTTGTTGTCATTGATGTTCCCATGCTTGCCAACAGTCATATTCAGGCCGGTAAGCGTCCGTGGGTGGTTGTGCAAAACAATGTCGGCAATCAGTTTTCTTCCACCAGCATTGTCGTTCCCCTGACCACTAAAATCAAGCGGCTCGAACTGCCAACCCATGTGGCTGTCACTTGGGGTTCTTTACAGCCGAGCATGGTTGAGTGTGAACAGGTGCGTGTCGTAGATGTGTCCGATGATTGGGAATACATCTGCACCCTACCGCCTGAGATCATGCGCCATGTGGATACAGCGTTGAAGAACGCTTTCTTCTATGGGGGGGGGTGTAGACGATGGAAACTGAGAAGAAAATCTGTCCATTGTCTATGAGCTGCCCCGAAGACATTCCCCTCTGTCCATGCCAGAAACAGCGGTGCGCATGGTGGGACGAAGACTCTCAGGACTGTGCCGCTGTGGTGCTGGCGAGAGCGATGAAGAAAAGGAAGTGAGAATATATGGGTCAATATATCAATCTAACTAACGCCTTAAATGCTGTACGAGATATTCCTACGGCATTTCATGCTATAAAAAAAATACCTATCGTGAAAACCATTCCTATAACTTGGACTTTGGCAAATGAAGCATTACCTCCGAATGGCGAAAATGTACTTTGCTGGTACGAGTATTTCCGTTACGGAGAGTATAACCGAATGTATCAGACCTTCGGTATCGGATACCAGTTCAACGGAAATTGGGGTGGTGAGGTGGCACAAGGGCAGAAAGCAAAGGTCTTAGCTTGGACACCTTTACCGAAGCCGCCAAAGATGAAAAGAGGTGTTAAAAATGGCTGATGAAATCATGACTGCCCCCGAAGAACAGGCTCTTTTCCAGCTCTCCAACGGTCGCTACATCATGGACGAAGCTCAGTCCCGTGTGATGTTTCAGATTAAGGAAGCACAGCCTGAGCATAGCCATCCGATCAGCGGTACGGGGTATTCGTGGGACGAGTCCGGCATGGCGGAGCTGTTTTCCGAGTGCTACAAGAATGATACCCGCTACTGCCCCGAAACGAAAAGCTGGTTCACCTACTCCGAGGGGGCATGGCGTAAGGATACAGGTTCTCTTCTGGTAGCGGAGAAAATCAAAGAGTTCTGCCGCCTGATGGCTCTCTATTGCGGCGAGATTGCCAATGAAGAACGCCGCACCGAGTACATGAAGTTCATCGTGAAGATGGGCGACCGGCGCTTCCGTGACCGGCTGATGAAGGACGCTGCCAGTGTGCTTCCTATCGCTTCGGCGGAGTTTGACGCAAACCCCTACCTTATCAACTGCAAGAACGGCACTTTCGACCTCGAAAAAATGGAGTTCCGGGAACATGACTGGAAAGACTTCCTGACTATGCAGACCAACTTCAACTACACCTTGCAGGACGCACGGTGCCGCCGCTGGGAGAAGTTTGTTGCGGAAGTCACTTGTATGACGAAGACAAGGCTGATTATCTTCAAAAGGCGCTGGGGTACTCCATGCTGGGTATGGCGAACGAGGAATGTATGTTCATTCTCCACGGCAAGACCACTCGCAACGGTAAGTCCACCATGCTCTCGGCAATTCACCACCTTCTCGGTGACTATGCGTCCGTGTCCCCCGTGTCGATCATCTGCAAGGCGGAGCGCTCGAAGAACGCCGAAGCAGCGAACCCCATGCTGGCTTCCCTGAAAGGCAAGCGGTTCGTCACGATGGCAGAGAGCAACCAGTATGGCAAGCTGGACGAAGAAACGATCAAGCAGCTCACAGGCGGCGAGGAAATCAAGGCTCGGAACCTCTATGAGACTGCCACGACCTTCCTGCCGCAGTTCACCCTTTGGCTTTCCTGTAACGATCTTCCCACCGTCAGCGATAAGTCCCTGTTCGCTTCCGACCGTGTACGGGTCATTGAGTTTAACCGCCACTTCACCGAAGCGGAGCAGGACAAGAACCTGAAAAATGAGTTCCAGACACAGGAAGCTATGCAGGGCATTTTCGCTTGGCTGGTCGCCGGATACTTCAAGTACAAGCG